TGATGCTGTCTGCACCAGACGCCGTGTCTGCCACATCGCTGTAGAAGGCAAATGCGGTCGATGTTTCATCTGCCCCGGATGCGGTTTCGCTGACATCTGCGTTGGGGTTAAACAACGCAAGAATCTGATCCAGACCGGAGGCTGTCTCTGAAACCTCCCGGTTGTACTCGGCCTGAGCCGCTACGCTGTCTGCGCCGGAAGCGGTTTCCGCAATGGATCGGGCATATTCCGCACCGACATCAACCTGATCTGCCCCAGATGCGGTTTCAGAAACCGACGCGCCATGCGCTTGCGTAGCCGATATTTGGTCTGTGCCTTCGGCCCCATCAAGAACAACTGGGTTAAACGATGCAAGTGCATCAACGGCGTCCGCACCTGTCGCTGTCTCAGCAACATCGCGGTCATAAACCGATTCACCCCAACCGGCCTGACCCCAGGTGCCTGAACCCCATCCGCCTTCTGGCACAACTCATCCTTACGCCGAGAGGCTGAAGGTGTAGGTGACATTGAGAATATCGCCAGAAACCACCGAACGATCACCGGGGGCTTGGAAGTCAGCAGCCGAGAACAGCGTGCCCGTCGTGCCACCCTTGGTGTTGTTGGAGGTCAGGAACGCACCGCCCACCGTCGTCGTGCCGTTGATGGTGAACACGGCCTTGCTTGCGGTGTTGGTCACCACAGAAGGATTGGCGTTCGTCGCAGCAGCAAGCGTGGCGGTCGGGCGATTGGCTTCACTGTAAGCCGTCACTTCCGTCCAACCGCCGTGCGAAGACATGGTGTCTCCGGCGGCAGGGCTGTTGGAAGCGGCAGCGCCGTACAGACCCAGATACCAAGTGGTGATCTGAGTAGTCGAGGTCAGGGCAGAACCGGCCATGTATTGAAGACCGACGTTGACCACAAGGTTGGGAGTCTCAGCAACCCACTTGAGGTTGCCGTCCTTATCAAAACACTCAACGGTGTACTTGCCCGTTGCCTTCGCGCCATCAGACGATCCGGTGTTGGCAATCAGCCCACCGCCAACGATGTCAGTGGCCTTGGCCTTTTCGATGCTCATTTGATGCTCCTTAGATGATGCGAATTAACGCACTGTCGGGGGTGTTAGGCCCAAGTTGGACCTGGAAACTTTGACTCAATGTGGTCTGGTCAATACCGAAATTCAAAACCCCAATCGACTTGTTCGACTTGGAGGCGTTGTAGATCAGGGCACCGCGGGGCGCAAAGGTGGTAGCTATCCAGGTCGGGTTGTCAAACGAAGCATATGCCACCCCATTGCTCAGGTTGACTGTTACGTTCACCAGAATTTCGCCCCCGGCGGTGTATCCCGCGCTCGACACTTCCCCCGCCGAGGTATAGACCGTGATAGCAGGGCCCAACACGGCAGAGGACGTGTACAGTGCCATCTTGAGGATGTCTGTCTCAAGGTCATGCTGGCCCAGCAAAAGCTGTTCCTTGAAACTGTTGGTCAAGCCCGCAGTAATCATGTCACTGCACCTTTAGCTTGACTTGGCCATCGCGGTAGGCATCCCCGCGCTGCTTGGCATCGCCCAAGTTCTTCAGAAGCGCCACAGCTTCCAAATACTTTTGGTTATACAAGGCCATCATGTCGGCTTCGCCCTTCATGTAGGTGTAAGCCTCGATGAGCGACCCGTACAGCAACGCCGAATCAAAATTGTCGCCCAGCCAAGTCTGGCCATTAGCTGCCACCGTAATTGACTCAGGGTAGTAGTAATAGTGAAGCTCAACCGTGTAGGCCGCATCAGGGGTCGGGCCCACAATAAAGGTCAGCTCATCCTCATTGTCAGACCTGGGGCCAAAAATGGCGTAGTACTTAGGCAGCGCCGTGTACGTAGGGGTTGGATAGACCTGCCGAATAAAATTCACGTCCTTGTTTTGCAAGTACGTATAAGCACCCGTCCCATCAACTACCGCTAAAGAGTAGGTTGACAAAAAGTCGCTAGGGCACTGCAGGTACTTGTTGTTAGCTGTCAAGTTGCCCGTAACGTTCTTCCGCAAATTCGCAAGCTGAACGGTGTTGTAGATACGCTGCTCAGCTTGGCGGATAAAGACAGGCACCTCCGCCGCGAACGAGGCGTCCTGGTTTTCGGTGTAAGCAATGATCGCCGCAGTGAGTTGAGCGTAGTTCATGTGATGCTCGTCTGAACCGATCCAAGGATCGCATCTGCCCACAAGGGCTTGGCATACGGCATTGGCATCATGCCAACACTGGCAAACGAAGTGTCTACGGTGAACCCCACGAACACCGTCACGCCCATTGTCGCTTCAGGACGGGGCTGATACAAGGCCTGGGGCTCGGTAATCGTGCGCTTGGGCTCCAACTGCGGGTGCTTGGGCTCATAGCACTCGTCGCAGACTTTAAAGCCCTTCCAATCCTTGATCAGCGAGTTGAGCTTGAACCGCTGGCCACACTGGTCGCACAGCGCAATCGCGAACTTGCCTGATGCGTAGCCCGCGCCCATGCTTACCTTGTCGTGTAGGTCGGAACGGCGAAGTAGCTGGACCGCTCACGGTCCTCGGAAGCAGCCCGAAAAAACTCTTCCTCGTAGAACGACTTGAGGATCTGGATGCGATCCGGGGCCTTTTTGATGGCCAGATAGTAGGCAAGGCCCGCGATCAGACACGGCAAGAACCGGAACGAGATGTCGGCCGTGTTGGTGTACGCCCCTGTGTCCTGAATGCGACGAATAGCGTAGTACCGGAAGGCATACGTCGTGGTTGCATCAGGCGCCGGGTACAAAAACAGCTTGGCCGGAACCGTGCGCTGTACAAAGTACTGCGCCGGCCGCGACTGCGTGTTTTTGTTGGGTACGTGGATGTACTCCGCGTAACCAATCCGGTCGATGGTGATGTCCTGCTGGTTCGAGGTACCGGCATTCGTACGGATGACCGCGGACAAAGCGTCCACCGTGTCGTCCGGCAGCGTGTACTCGTACTGGCCAACCACCAAAGAAATCTGGCGCTGCTCAATGGTCCAAAGGTTTAGCCCGCGGTTGGCCCACTCCGCAAACATGAGGTTGATCGAGCGCAGGGCGGTCTTCATGTCGTAACCGTCCCGGTTCTCATAGCCGCAGCGTTCGTACGCTTCGGTGATGATGTCGTCGAACTCCAGATTGAAGCTCGCCGTGCCCGATGTAGCCATAACTGCTTAGTAGATGGTTGCTTTGCGAGCACGGGCAGCGCCCACGCCGCGGACTTGCACCACGTCACCGGTAGAAGCCTTCTTGACCGGCTCGCTCATGGTCTTTCCCTGTGGGCCAGCCATGTCGGGACCAGAAGCAGCGATCTTGCCGCCCTTGGGCACGCCCTTCATGGCCATGCCGCCGTCCTTGAAGCCTTTGACGGCGATGCCCTGACCACGCTTGGCCAGACCGCCCTTCTTGTAGTTGCCGTTCATCATTTCTTGCCGCCTTTCTTGGCTGGTTTGGACATACCGGCCTCGCTCAAGGCGATGGCCACTGCTTGTTTGCGATTGGTCACTTTCTGGCCAGACGAGGACTTCAATGCCCCGGTCTTGAACTCATGCATGACCTTTTCCACTTTCGCGGGTTTCTTAGCCGAGGGCACTGCGCTGCTCCTTTATAAAGGCGTCCAACTTTTCGTCAAGCCGGTCCAGTCGAACAAGCACCCGGTTGATGTCACTGTGGACGTCTGACCGAGTCACAAATTTTTCCGCGTTCTCTTCCCGAGTTTTGCTCAACAAAATAGAAACGCGCTTGAGCTCGTCGTGCATCGACTTGACCCAAAGCAGTGCTGCCGCGGACGCAAACGACAGCACGATGTTCCATATCAGCACTTCCATTTCCGAAGACTTTTGTTGATACGACTATCGGGATCGTTTGCCGTCTTTTCGCTAGTCAGCTTGGCCTTCATCCCGGACATCCTGGCGCAGAAGGACTTTTTCCGTGGCCCACCCTCCGGCTGCGGAGCCTTCAGCCCCGGTTTGCCAGGATTGGCGCGGTTGTAGGAGGCGCGCCCTTTGGCGTTCAAGCCGCCACTGGCGCTCTTGCCCTCCTTGCGCTGCCAAGCAGGTGTCTTGGCCATGGGTCAGTACATCTTGCACTGCTTGTTACGGGCCTCGCCCACGCCGCGAGGAGCCACTGAAGCACTGGGCTTCTGGTAATCCTTGCGAGGCGTCTGCTTCGGCCCACCCTTGCTCATGTCCTGTTTCTGAGCACCAGACTGCACTTCGCCCTGGTACTGGTCAATCGCCATTTTTGCTGCGCGTCCCATGCTGGGCTCCTTAGCCGTAGAAGAACGTCACCGAGGTGACGTTGGTGAGGGTCACATACGGGTCCGCTTCAAATCTAACACCATCGTTGGGCACGATGATGTAGAGATAACCGCTGCCCGTGGTGTTGGCCGGAGTGTCGAGCTTGATCAGCTCTGTACCACCTGCGCCTCCGTCCTTGAAAGACAGGGATCCAGCTGAGGCGCTGAGGACAGCGTAGATCCCTTTGACGCGGGCACGTGGGGTACCAATGCCAGATGCACCGGTAGCCACCATGTTTTTTGCTTTTACGTCATATTGAAAGCCCATTTGATGCTCCTTTTGGCCGGGGCTAAAAGCCCCGGGGATCAATTAGGCAGTGCGCGTGAACACGTATGCGGTGGCGCTGGAGAACATGATGGTGAAACGGGCAAGGCCGGTTGCACCAGCAGCAATAGTCAAGTCGCCAAAGCTGCCCGGGGTATCAGCGGCAGCGGAGGACAGAATGCCATTGGTGGCAACGGCAATCGTCACGGTGCTTGCGCCAGCAGTGTTGTCCACATACAGGTCCATCACGGTGCCACGAGTGGCGCTTAGGGCTGCACCCAGCAAAGTGCCAGTGGGCAAAGTGATGGTGGTGGGCGATGCCGAGGTCGAGGTGATGTAGCCGGTAGCAACCTGTGCCGCAGTGGCCGTGGCCGTGGCATTGATCGCAGCAGTCGTTGGGTGATTCTGATCGGTGAAAACCAGATTTGTAGTAGTCAAATCTGTCACACTGGTAGTAGCACCAAAGCTGGCGTCTACGGTGACGGCGCCCGTGGTGGAGCTGACGGTGACTGACTGGAAACCGTTCTTGGAACGAACCGGTCCAGTGAAGGTGGTATTCGCCATGAAATCCTCACATGCGAGTTGAATTGGGTACGCCTGTCTGCATGTCGTCAGCCGGGACTGTCAGGCGTACGGGATGACCCCGGAATGGTTTGAATATAGGCCAAAAAGAAAAGGGGCACAAGGCCCCTTTTCCCGGTTTCCGACGCTGATTAGGCGCCAGGAGAGCCGTAGGCGCCGCGGGGGTCAGACCAGCCGAAGCTGTAACGCTCGCGAGCCTTGTAACGGACGTTACCGGTGTCAAAGTCGCCTTCAAAGGCGGTCTTGATCGGTGAACGCTCGAACATCTTGAGGCCGTTGGGGGCATCAGTGATGAGGAACCAAGCGTTGACGTCGGTCAGGTAGTGGTTGACAGCGTAACCTTCCGGGATCAGGCCCATGGACTTGATCGCGTTGACGTCGTTGTCAGCCGTGGCCGTACGCAGCGTGCTCTTCATCAGGCGCTCAGAGGTGAACTGGAGCTCCTTCGGAACGATCAGCTTGCGTGCGGCCAGCGCCACCTTCAGGCCACGCTCGTCGATGAACGCGGCAATGTCGATGATGCCCTGCTCCAAAGACGTCTCGTTCAGGTCCGCGCCGACCGTGGGACGGTTGGCGAAGTTGGCCGACAGAGCGGTCGGGTGAGCAGTCGAGAACAGCGCGACACCGTCGCCGCCAGGATAGGCAGCATCGAAGCCGTTGTTCAAAACCGCAGCGCCCTTAACCTGCTTGGTGTGGGCCATCGAACGAGCCATTGCCTTGGTGTAACGGCCAGCCAAGCGGTCGTAGAGGTTGTCCTCAACGGCCTCTTCGGTCAGCGCGAAGGCCATGGCAATCGTCTCGTGGGTGTAGCGAGCCGTGAAGGACTCGATTGCGTTGTCGTACTGGACGCCAGCGCCTTCAGTCTTCACCGGAGCTGCACCAAAGCCGGTCAGCATGACTTCCTCTTCAAACGCACGGTCCGAAGTTTCGATGGAGAAGATCTCCTCGTGCTCGTTCTCGTAACGCTTGTACTCCAGGCCGAACAGAGCATTTAGCCCTGGCTCCAGCTCTTTAACAAGTTGTGAACGGGTAATTGCCATGATCAGGCTCCATCGGCTGCAACACCGACGCTACCGTACTGGTGTTGATTGAGTTTCACGACGAGCACAGCGTACTGGCCCAGCGAATTCCCAGCTTGCTCGCTCAGACCAACAATCTTGAAGGTCAGGGCGGCAGTCTTGGCCGGGGTGCCCAGCGTGCCAGCAGAAACGCCGGTGATGTTGCTACCGGTGGTAGCAGCAGTCGGGTCAGCGTTTTTGCCGATATCGGCTTGGGTGATCGTGCCAGCAGCCTGGATCAGGAACAGTTGGCTCGGATCGTCCAGCACTTCGCAAACGATCTGGCCGATGTTGGGAGTAATACTACCGGGGTAGTAGTTCTTCCAGGTCGGCTTGTCAGCGCGAGTGGGGTCGTTGTACTGCACGCCGTTGAACACGCCCGTGGGGGCAGCGTGCGTAGACGCGTCGTACTTGGTGATGTAGCCGTCATAAACGACCACGAGGTCACCTTGGTAGATTGCCGTGCCGTAGCCTGACTCAATCTGGTACCCATATTGTTTCTGGGCGCCAGTTGCAGACAGGTTTCCAACGGGACGCAATCCAAAAGGCTTATTGACGTTTGCCATTTGTAAGCTCCGAAGATTGAATGATCAGCCAGATTACTCCGGCTTACGGAAAGTGGTGCGCGAACTCCGCTCGGGGCTCTGAATCCGCATTGACGAGTGTGCGTTCTCACGCAGCATCTCGTTATCGACCGCAATCAACTGATCCCGGGCCTTCTGGGCGAAGTAAGCATTGCGCTCTTCGACAGTTTCAAGGGGAATGCGGGCCAGCATCAAGCCGCCTACGGAAACCACGCCTGCGTGCTTGCCATCTTCGATGGTAGGTAGCATGCCTTGGTATTCCTCGGGCAACTCCTCCAGTCGGACTAGCTCGTAGCCCTCGCGGAGACGTCCGTAGATGTTTTGCCGGTCATCAAACCCATTGACCTCTGATCGAATCCAGCGATGCTGAAAACCTTCAGGGGCGGGAGGGGCGTCAAGACGTGAAGGAGGCTTCCAAGGGCGGCGACGTGATTCTTTTTCGCGAGAAGCGCGAGAGGCACGGTCGATGGTGATTTTGGGTTCGCTCATGATTTCACTCCTTTACGTACTTGGCATATTCCTCGAGAGGAACATTCAGCTTCTTAGCGATAGCAACTTGGCTCGGGGATAGCCGAACAGTACGGCGCGCACTATTGATTCCGGAACTCCGGGTAGCAGGGGCAACAGCAGGCGCGGGACGCTGTTGTCTGGTGTTTTGTTGCGGACTTTCGTCCGTGAACCGCTTCGGAAATTCCTCCCGAAGACGGCGGTCCAATTCAGTATAGTACTCGTCACTGTTGGGGTCAAACCCCTCGTTTTCGAGCAAAGTCTGGTGAATTCCCCAGGCCGCGTAAGTCATCACACGGTCCTGGCCAAACCAAGTATTGCGAGCGGCCCACTCCTCCGCACGAGGAGAAGGGGCAGGCGGGGCTGCTTGAGCCCTTTGGGCCTGCTGAGGCACTTGCGGAGCAGGCTGCGGCTGGCGAATCTGCTGCTCTTGCGTCTGCATCCAACCCGACACCTGACGTTGCTCCATCACCAGCTCAGAAAGACGCTGTGTGGCCTCGGTTTCGGTGTCGATGTCGTTCTCTTCGCGGGCCTTCTTGATAATGGCCTTCAGCGTAGCCTGTTGCGTCTCCAGGCGGGTCTTCGCTTCGTTCAGGCGGCTGTAGTCCGTGTGGACCAGCTTCTGCTGAAGCTCCTGCGTTTGGCTCTGCAGACCGCGGGCGTACTCCAAGGCCGCCTGTTCACGGCGCTCGGACTCCCGCATGCGGGCAGTCAGTTTGGCAATGCGCTTTTGCACCGCGTCACTGACGTGATCAAGCTCCTCGCGCTGCTCTTTCTCAGTTGGGGGCTCTGCTACTGCCCTGTTGGCAGTCTCCATCTGCTGTTTGGACGAGTCAACGGGCTCGTCAAACGTGATCTCGGCCGGTTTCTCGTCCGCGCCTAGATCAAACTCAAGCTGTGTGTCGGGAACTGTGTTTGCCATGGTCTACCTCACAGGTGAAGAATGTCTTCGGGGTCTTGAATCCGCGCCAAGATCTCGTCATCGTTCAAGATTCGGATCTCGCCGCCATCAATGTTGAGCCGCGCCCCGGCATACCGGCCAAAAATGACCCAGTCGCCCTTCTGGCACCATGCTCCATTCGGGAATTTGGCTTCGTCCTTGTACGCAAGGTCGCCAACCGACAAAACATACCCGCAAACAGTTGCCACTTGCTCGCGCTGCCGAGTTTGATCGGCCAGGACGATACCGCCCTTGGTTTTCTCAGCGCCGCGGTACGGCAGAATGACAATTCGCCAGCCTGTTGGCTTCGGAATGCGGTCCAAAACCGATTCCTCGAGCTTTTCTACGTTCAGACTCCCGTCTGTCGTGTAAGCATCGTCCAAAACTGGCTCGTGAGCGGCTTTTTCCTCCGCCCACTTCTTTTCCAGAGCAGTCATTTCCATCAAAAGGTCCTTTTGCTAGTCATCGGCCTTGCGCAGAAGGGACTGGACAGCCTCTTCCACGAACTTGTAGCCTTCCAACCGGCCCATCAGGAACCTGTACTGCTCCATGTCGCGAACACCGCCGCTAATGATCATCGAATACGTGTCCTCACGCAGTTTTCGAATCTCACGCAGCAGGGTTTCAGTAAATTCCAGCATGGATATCCCCATGAAGCAGACAGATAGGCCCCTGTCCGAAGGCTGCGGTGCATATTAGCACCAAACTCACGCCAGTTTTACCTTGTTGAACGCGTCTTTGCGATAAACATAGGTCACTTTTGGCTCGGCCGAAGGCTTTTTAACGGGCTTGGGACCGTCTTTGGGCACTTTGGGCGATGACTTGTTGGGTTTTTTGGACATCTGATGCTCCTTTTTGGGCCAATTTCGCTTGCTCGATGGCCATATCGTTGTTTTCCTTCTGCTGATCGAAGGCCAAACGCTGCTGATCCATCGCCATCCGGGCCTGATCCCGCTGGGCAGACTGCTGAATTTCCTGTTCCTTGAGCTTAACCAGCGGATCGGTCTGGTCGCCCATCATCTGGGACTGCAGTTGCTTCACTTCCTGGAAGAACTGGGCCACCTTCAAGGCCACCATCGCTTCGCGCTGCAGCGCCGACACCAGTCCCTCAGGGTCCGTGCCGTACTGCTGGAACAACTCAGCTTCCACAGCCTCTTCGGCCTTCAGGCGGATGTGGTCAAACACATGCTTCTGCAGATTCATGGCCACCTGCGGCATGCCACCAACAATCGGCGACATGCCAAACAGCAGGTGAGTCATGATGTGCGCATCATGCTGCTGGCCAGCAAAAGCCTTGAGCGGCGAGCCATCCAGCGCCTGTGAGTTCTCACTGGCCGGATCCTTAGGCTTGTCCACGTTCTGCGTGTTCAGGATCTGATCGATGTCCCGCACGCCGATGGCTTCGTACATCCGGCGGTACGCCTCGTACAGGTTGTGCATCTGCGGCGCGCTTTGCGCGAGCTGCAACTGCGTCTGCGCCATGGTGATGCGCTGCGCCACCGAGAAAATGTTGGGGTCCGACACCGGCAGCACGTCGATCCGGTCATCAAAGTCGCGAGCCTTGATGAAGCGGCTCTCGCCAGGAACGTCGTACGGATACTCGGGCGGCAGGTACTCAGCGAAACCCTTGGCCAAAAGCTGGAACTCCAGTTTCTGCGCGTAGTGCAGGCGCTTGTGGATGGCCGACATCACGCTGGAGCCCTTTTCCAGCAGCGCAATTGTGGTGCCCACGGCAGCATTCTGATTGCTGTCGCCCACCTGCATGTCGGTGATGCTCGACAGACGACGGCCTGCATCCACGCAGAAACCCAGCAGCGTAAACAGCGTCTGGCTCGGCTCCTTGTACGGCAGCGGCAGCAGCGACGAATTGATCTCCGCGCCGCCCGTATCGATATCCCGGAACTCCCCGGGCTGCAGCGGCATGTCGTCGTTCATGATCCGCGCGCCCTTGGCCTTGAAGCCAGCAGGCAGGTTCGACAGCGTGCCCGCGTCGATCAACTGCTGCAGTGCGGCCGACGCCGTCTTGCTCAAGCCACCCACCAGATGCAGGAAGCCCAAGCCATATGCACCGGGGCCCTGGACCAGCAGGTAGTGCACGTAGTACTGGCAGCGACGATAGAGCTCGTCACCCTGCTTCCAGTTGCGGCGGATGCCCACCACGTGATTCGTGACCTCATCGATGGTCACGATGTACGGCAGCTTGATGCCCGTGGCCTCGCCATCTTCCTTGTGCTCGAAGCCCGGCAGGTCGTAGTCAACCTGGAACTCCAGCAGCACGATCTCTTCATCATCGCCACCCGTGGGCACGATGCCCACGACGCGGTCTTGCTCCTTCTGGATGATGTTCTGGCTTGTCTCAGCCACGGCCTGCGCCTGGGCGGTGTCCAAGTATTGACCGCGGACCACGGCGCGCCGATAGGCATTCACCGGCATCGTCACGCGGTGCGTGATCCGGGAGCATTCACTCATCACGCTTGAGCCGTTGTACGGGATGTACAGATCCTCCGGCAGGATCAGGGCGCTCGTCATGCGGCCCTTGTCCTCGCAGTAGTACACCTTGCGGAAAGCCGAGCCGCCATAGCCCACGTAGAACAGCAGCTGGTCGAAGTCCGGCGTGTACTCCTCCATCACCGTGGTGATCTGGTAGTTCATGAAGTCCTGCACGCGCTCGGCCTGCATCAACTTCTCACGCGTTTCCTTGCCCAGGACCTGCGTACGCACGGGCCCGCCCGCGGGCATCAGTTCCTTCAGCGCCTGCGCCTGGAACTGCACCACGCTCTCGGTCAGCAAGGGATGCTGAACGGGGCACGCGCCCTTGAACGGCTTGGTGCGCTCCTCGAACGAGAAGCCCAGCAGCTTCAAGCCCTTGCCATACTGGTCTTCCCACTGCTTGCGCGAAGACTTGTCCGCTTCAAACAGAGCCATCAGCTCCGAGGACATGCTCTGCAAAACTGACGGATCGACGACCTCAGCAAGGTTGCTGTCGAAGGGGACCTTGTCGTCCTCTTCCTTGCCAATCCCAATCACCACCTCACCCGTTTCGGCATCGAACTCGATGTCCACATCAGGCAGCGCTTCTTCCATCTCGATTTCAACGTCGCCCATGGGCAGCTCGTCAACCGTGATGTTCTTTTCAATCGGCATGGTTATTCCTTCGACTGCGTGACATTGCGATACGCCTGCTGGATAAGGGACTCGATCTTAGATGGGTCTTCTGCTGTAAAAATGGTGCCACCGTTTAAGCGGCGCAGTTCTTGCCGAATAGGCCCAGCGTAGGGCCACCAATGGCCAGGAACAAGAGCCATGATGGACGTCAAGCCAATTCCCTCCAGATTGTCTACCCGGCCTTCCAGGCCATACTGGCGGTCGAGATCCTGGACAAACTGCTGAACTTTGCCGACGTATGGCTCTTTCTGCAACTGCGTCTCGTTGTTGAAGCCCTTAATTTCCGAAATCTTGACGTCGGGGGGCTGTGACCGGGCCCATTGCTGGAATTCCGGGGAGCTAAAGACGGCATCTTCGTACTGCCAAGACCAGGGATCCATGCCCTGAACGGCAGCAGGTTCCCCCTCAAA